CCGCATCTGCCGCCCCTCCCGCAATCGTGAGCACAATGCCCTTTCCTTCTGCCAACACAAACGGCGTGGAGTACAAGAACTGCGCTTCTGCGGTAAGGTTCGCCACAGCTCCATTTACCGCCGATAATATTTCAATCGGTGTCGTGTCGTCTGTTTCAAGTGATATTGCCGTCAGCGTTGCATCGTCAGAACAATCAACATTCGGTAACCTCAAGGCAATACTTTCAATGAGTACCGACCCGCCGCCAGCAACCAGCAATGTATAATCATCAGCCGGCTGATTAATGTCAATGGTTGTAGTTTTTAAAGTGCTTGATCCGCTTTTGGTAGTCCAATTCGTGCCGTCATACGTGACGCACATCAAATTGGTGTCGTACTCGTAAAATGTTGACCCGACAGGTGCGTCAGTCGGTTTGGTGTCCGTTGAAAGCCCTATAAACCTTTTTATTGTTGCAACTCTTAAGACCGCCATTTGTCAACCCTCCTTTTTGGTTAACAAAGGGGCAGATTACCTGCCCCGTTTATTTATTTATTAACAGTTACAGCTTGGCTTCCACATACGCCCCGTCGCTCATAGGCACCCAATGAACCACGCCCATAAACGTACCTGACGACAATGAAGCATCAGATGCCAGTATGCCAATGCTGCCGACAAAATCTTTCCCGCCAATGATCTGAGGTGTCACGTTTATATCGGACAGCCCCGCCCCATCGGTCAATACAGCAGCCGTTGCCACAGTACCACCGACCCACCATATTCGCTGACCCTGCGCCGCCTGCGCTATCGTTGCGCACTTGCCGCACATGGCATTAGCTCCGATAACGGGCGTTGTGAAGGTACAGTTAAACAAAACCTGACAGGCATTGTTTGACAAAGCAGTCAATACCTCAAGGTAAAGCGTCAATATTTTTACACGCCCAATAACGGTAAATAATTCTGTCTGCGTATTTGCTGCTCCGAGCAGATATGTAGCTGCAGCCAGTGATCCTGTTTCTGATCGTATGCCTGAGTGAATATCGCCAATTCGTCCTATTGTGCTTGGATTGTAGTTCATTCTTTCACCCTCCTAGTGGATGGGGGGCGGCATCTTTCCAGCCGTCCCCTGTTTTATTTCACTTCTTACAGCGCCTGATCCTGTTGGAACCGAGTGCCGACCAGCTGATACAGAACGCTTACGATGCTGGATGAATGGCCGCCGCTCGCCCCAAGCTGTACGTACCGATACCCCGCCGACAAGTTGGCTGCGGGAACATAAAACACGACAACCTGTGATCCTGTATAGTCACCTGTGTTGATAGTGAACCCAAGACCGTTTGCCTGTTTTACCAATGTGGGATCATTTAAGGCATCAAGGGCTACCCAGATCGGAAACTCCGCCCCTGTGGTGATTGCGGTTGTTCCTGTTGCCGCCGTCCCTTCGTGAACAGTCAGCACCAAATCTTCATCGCCGCCACGGTAATGCTGCACGATCATCAAAACCCCTTCTGCCTTGCTGAGGTCAACCCATGCCGAACCGTCAAGCAATGCATCAGCAGCGACAGGTTCGTGCCCTAAAATAAAAGGATTTGTTTCTGGATTAATTAACATTGTTAGACCCTCCCTATGATCTTGTTGCCAGAGCAATAAAATGGCTCTGAGTGTAGTTTGCCCCGCCTTTGTATGGTGTCAATGCTGTTGCCCTGACAGGCTGACCGTCGACCCGCATGACGAATCTGAATACCGACTCGTCATACACAAACCGAACATGGATTGACATGTCGGACTGTATGCCGCCCTTCTCAGCAAGAATATACCCGCCGCTAAGGTCTGCGAATATAATGTCGCCCACAGTTCCCAATGTTGCCGCCTGCTCAATTGCAATTACAGGCCTGCCGAACAATGTTCCATACGGCTGACCCGAAAGCCCGCCAGCAGGCATGTATATCGGTATGCCGCCAGTGCCGACCGCAAGGCTCATGGTGAACAGCTGCGGTTCAATATTCTGATTGATAAGCCACACGGCATTTGGCCTGCTTGAAGCAAACATGCGAGAATACATGTTGACCACGTTTTCAGCCATGATTGTAGCCGCCTTCTGCCCTGTTTCCTTTGCAACGCTCACAAGACAACCAGCATTGAGGATGCCCAAAGGCTGCCCCGCACCTGTTCCGTTGATTATTGCATCGTCGAGCAAAAACCCGAATTCAGATATAAAACCCTGTTGAATGTAGCCGCCCAATGCTGCCGCATCCTGTAAAAGTTCATCGGTTGCATAGCAAAGCCCGATCAGCTTTTTAAGGTTAAGCTCAATCTTGCGGAATTTCGGCTTAGTTGCCGTCTTTTCGGCTGCTTCTTCTTCCCAGTATCCGAGTATCCCGCCCCAGCGTGTGCTTGCTCTGCTCGTTTCATCAACGCCATTGATCTTCATGCCGTTTGCGACGCCGCTTATCGGCATACGTCGGCACTTTGAAGCAAGTATGCCTGTTTCGAAAACTTGCTGGATCAATTCAGTGCTGAAGTCCTGTTGAACAAGAAACCCGCCGTCTGAAGTTATCGATTCATTTAAGCCCGACGCTGCGGCATTGAAAAGCCGTGGATCTGCATGGCCTCCGGGCTGCCCTGCTCGCATAACTGCGAACATCTGCTCACCAAAAGAGCTGAATTTCTCTTTGTCCTTAATCTGGACACTGAGCGCGGGTCGTTTTGTTTCGTGGGTCACGGCGGCTTCCGGTTTTTCAAGTGATGTCCTGAGCCTTTCGTGCTCATCAAGAGTAGCCACGATATTCGTAAGCTCTTTAATGTCGCCATGAAGGTCTTTCATATAAGACACTTCCTCTGGAACCGGGTCCCTGTTTTCGCTGGTGCATTTGTCTTTTACTGCTTGAACTTTGTCCATCAATAATTTGATGTCCTCTCGATACTGGCTTATTGTTTTCATCTGTTTTGTTCCTCCTTTTGCTGTGCTGTGTAATTCGGTCCGATGCGCCGCTCTGCAATGCGCACAGGTTTTTTGGCCACATTATCTACCTTCGTTTCCTTAATAGGCGCGGCAACATCCCGTTGCTCCGCTTCAGGAGCAACATCCCGTTGATCTCCCTTATATCCTTCCACAATGATAGATTTAGCCATCTGTTCTGTGCATCCTCCATGTTCACGAAGAACACGTTCCAACTGCCTCGCCGTGGGCGTCTTCTTATTGTCTGCTATATTTGCAGGAATATTTTTGAATTTAGCTTTTGCCATGGCAGGGATAAACTTCGCGCAAGCTGCCATGTCCATTTTGCCAGCTGTCTCGTCGATGAACCCATATTCAAGGGCTTCTGAGGCCGTCATCCACGTTTCAGCGTCCATTAATTCCTTTATTTTGTCCTCTTCCATGCCTGTTTTGTTCGCGTATGGCAGAATAATACTGGAGGCGGTCTTATCCAACAGATCGGCCATTTTGCGCATCGCGTTCGCATCTCCCGCCTCCATTCCCCAGGGGTTATGGATCATATAGAAAGCGTTTTCCGCCATGATCACTTTGCTCCCTGCCAGGGCGATTACTGATGCTATCGATGCCGCAAGGCCGTCTATGTATGTCGTAATTGTCGCTGGGTGCTGCAAAAGTAGGTTATAAACGGTTATTCCTTCGAAAACTTCGCCGCCCATGCTGTTGATGTGAAGATCAATCTTGGATGCCTTTATCGCGGATAATTCTTTCTGGAACTGCTTGGCGGTTAAGCCTTCGCCTGTCCACCAGTCAACGCCTATCTCTTCGTAAATCCAAATTTCCGCTGTCTCCGAGCTGGCATTCTTTATTTCAAACCATTTCTTCATGATCTTTCCTCCGTTTTCTCCCCTTTTTCGCCTGTAAAGTCATTATTGCCGGGTTGCGGCGTATTTTTCTTGTTCAGCTGCTCCCTGACGAGCGACAAGGGCACCATGTTCATGGGTACGAAATACTCGTCCGCCATGGGGTCATCGATAGGATCCATGTCCTCTTTTTCTCGTATGTCATTTGGGGAGATCCCGCCGACCTGGAACATTGCCTGATAAAGTCGGGCCCTGGTTTCCGCGGATCCGCGCAATAAACCCTCTACATTGTGCTTGAAAAAGAGGTTTTGCTTGATTTGCTCATCCAATGTGAGTAGCTGCGTGTCGTATTGCTGCTCGAGCGTGACCAGCCAAGGAAGAATGGAATCAGTTACAAAAGAGATTTGTTCACTCTCGATGTTGTTGAAGGATGACCGCGACAAGTCTTTCAGCTTGTGTGGCGGAAGGTTGAACCATTGGGCCATTTCGGTGATTTGAAACTGCCGGGACTCCAAAAACTGGCTCTCTTCCGGCGCAATCGTCATCTTTTCTATCTTCATGGCCTCTTGCAGCAACATCAAACGATGACTGTTGCCAAGGCTGCTATAGGTTTCCGTAAGGGCAGTTTTTA